CCCGGAGCGTCGACATCTCTAAACTCACCAGGTTGTAATGGTTGTGCATCATCTCTAATTCTAATTCCACGTTGTTTAAAACCAGCTGGTAAATTTGCTAATGTTCCTGCATCAAGTAATTGTCTTAATGCTGCGGTAGCTGTTCTAGTTAAACCACCAATCATATGTATTAAACCAAAACCATAAAATCCTGTGCCAGGTAAAAATTTAAATTGTACAAAATATTTTATTTTCTTCATCATTTTATCATCAGCAGTGTAATTTCTTCTAATAGATAAAATTTTATTATTAGCTTCTGCTATTGTTACAATATACGGTAATTTAATTCCTGTAGGTTCACCATCTGGACCCATATCTTCAAAACCAGGTAAGTCTAAATCTACGTGCATTTCTAAAAGTGTATATTGATCTTCTTGACCATCTTTTGAAATACCTTCTAATTCTCTTTCTTTTGCTTCTAATTGATTTTCAGTTATAGGTGGTTGTCCAAGATCTATGTCTTTATAAAATCCTGAAACTTGTTGTTTTCTTAATTCGTTTTCTGACATCTTGATTACGTGCACGATTGCTTCTGCATCTTCTAATGAGTTTGCAGAATAAGGTACAATTAAATCGTCTGCTGGTACAAACTTAGAAACCGCTCTACCTAAAAGATCGTCATAATAAACTTTCTTAAAGGTAGATCCGGACAAAGGGAGGTAGAATAACATTTGATCAAACTCTGGTTCATATTCTTCCATCTGATCCATAATTTGATAATTCATAAAATCTTTTACTCTGTGAGCTTGGTCTTGTTTTTCATTTGTAACGTCACCTAAAATTTGTGCACGAACTGGGCCATCGGCTGGTAATAATTCTTTGTATGCTTGAGCTTGAAACTGTGTAACTGCTTCTGCAAGAACTGGGTGGTTAACACCTGATGCACCTCTAAAAGGTTCTGTTCGTCTTTCGTATTTAAAACCTAAAAGTTCTAAACCTTCTCTGTAAGATTGTTCCCAATCTCCACGAGATTCTTTGTACTCCGTATATTTGTCAAAAAGGTTTGAACCAAGTTCATCTAAATCTTGGTCATCCATAACTTCTGCTAAATTTTGAAAATGAGTGTCTGATGATAAATTTTCTTTTCTTGGATCAAAAGATATTTCTGCACCACCCATTTCGTCCATCACGACTTCTGGTTTTTGTGGATCTTTTGGTAAGTCTTGTCCTGGTATCGCAACTTCTTGCTCTACAAAAGCTTCGTCAGATACAGGATTGTTTGGTAAAGCGTCGTCTATTTCTGCCATTGTTTTTTCCTATGTTTCAATCACACCTTTAAATTTTGGTTGGGTAAATATACTTGGTATTCCTTCATTTTGCAATGGTGTTTCTTCCGGCTCTTCTTCTACCATACTTTCAATACCATATTTATAATATGGACCCATTAAATTTTTTCTATTTTCTTCTCTAGCAGCGTTTATTTCTGCTTGAGAGGCAGGTATTTCCATATCGTCTACCATTCGCATACCGGCTCCCGTTGTTTGATCAAATTTTAAATCTGCTATATTTCTAAGTTTTTCTGATTGTGGCATAGAATCTAATTTTTTTTGTAACCTTTCGTCTGCAAAAGTTTTAGGAGTATATAAAAGATCTCCTTCAAATTTTAAGTCATCTCCTCTTTTGCCTTTAGCATAGTCAACAGCAAATTTTCCTGCGCCTGCTACAGTTGTTGGTAAATTTATTAAGTCTTGAAAAAAACTTTCAGTTACGTATTTACCTGCAGTTTTTCCTCCTGCTCCTTTTGTAAATGCTTCTGATGCATCGATTGCGGCAAACATAGGATCAATAACAATTGCAGCTTTTCCAAGACCTCTTAATGTAGTTCCCGCTGTGTTTAAAATTCTTGTAGCAGCTTGTTTAACAGCTGGTGGTAATTTAAAATCCATATCTGTAAAATCTACAAAGCCTGCAAAACTATTAAACTTTACACCTTTAGAGGCAGCGTGTTTTTTAACAATTTTAATATCATCTTCTAAAGATACTCCACCCCTAGCTTTATTTAATTCATTTATAGTTGCTATTAATTGTTTAGGATCTTTTGTTATTACTCTTTTTTTACCACTACTATCTGTATAAGTTCCTTTAATTAAATTTTCTAGCTCACTAGTTTTTGTTATTCCTAAGTGACTTAAATCAACTGCAGATTTAGAAGGTTTATATCCTGCATATTTTCCTGTGTTTCTATTAAAATAAGTTAATTGATTTTTTTTAAAATAATCATCTATTTTTTTTATTTTTGCTTTTTCATTTGGATTATTTGCTACATAATTTTCTACTCTTTTTTTTGTACTGTTGTTTACTGCTTTATTAATAATGTATAAATTTTTTGGATACTCTATGTCTAATCCATCTAATATTTTTTTAGTTGCTTTATCATAATCTACGGTAGATCTTCCTCTAATGTGATCTATTTCAAATTGTGAGTTAATTCTTATTTGTCGCATATCCATATCTTTTAATGGAACATTTTCTATTGAACCTGTTTTTGCATTAAAGAAAGCTGTAACTAAATTTTTTAATTTAGGATTATTGTCTATGAATTTGTATAACTGCTTATCACTCATTTTTTTTAATCCATTATTTAAAGCTTTACCTAATAATAAAATTGTATTTCTGTCTTTAGCATAACCAAATTTTTTATAATCTGCAGATTGTTTAGATAGAGTGGTAATCTCTTGTTTGTAACTTTTAGGATATTTAGTATAATATTTTTTTTTAGGAAAACCAAAAGTTTTAGATTTTTCTAATTTTTTAAGTTTTTGTTCTGCTTTTTTTCGATCAGGATCTAATACAAATCTATAATCTTTACCTGGCCCATCCCCTCTACTTGCTTTGCGATATGAAATTCCTTCTCTATTTAAAATATCTTTTAAAGCAGCAGCTTTATCTATTCTACTTACTTTTGATGAATCAACTACTCGAAATTTTTCTTTTGGATAAGGCTTATCAATATTACTCATTAACTTTGATAGTTCACCTTTTGTAAGTTTTAACAATTTTTCCATTTCAGAAGTATTAATTGTTCCAATGTTGGGTTTGTAAGATTTATTAAAAGTATCTATTAGATTACTTATAATGGCGTTAGATACTAATTGTTTTTTACCTTTTCCAAACGCTGTGTTTTTTCTAACGGCTTCTGATATTCTAGTTTCTTCTACAGTTTTATTCCAAATTTCTTCATAGTCATTTGGTTTTAGTTTGTATTTTTTTACAACTTTTTGTATTGCATCTTCAACACTTTTTTCTCCTTTAAACTTACCGGTTCTTGTTAATAATTTGTCACCGTCTACTTTTGATTTCCAAAAATCAACAAAGTCTGGATCTTTTGCTAATTCTTTGTAACTATATTTACCTTTATATTCTTCTAAAACTGGATTAGCTGGATCGCCATATTTTTCTATTAGCATCTTTCTATGAGCTTTAGCATCTTTAAGTGTTTTGTGTTCAGTCAAAGACTCACCTCCCAGTCCTGAAGCAATATATTTAATTTGTTTTCCTTTTAATCTTTGAGCAATTCCTCTTCCTAGATCATCACCTGGTTTAACATTATTAGCTTTATCTACTAATCCTGCTTTAGCAAATTTTTTTCTAAACATTACATTAACACCATCTCTATCCACATCTACTTCAAACATTTTATTGTCGTCGTAGTAACCACCACCAATTTTTAGATCTGGATTGTATCGAAGACCGTATTGAATTTTACCTTCTTTTCTTTTTTCTTTTAAGGTGTCTATTATATTCTCAAATAGTCCGGCCATTATTTTAGCCTGTCGTATAAATATACTCTTCCGCCGTCAGAATAATCTTTTCTGTCTTTCTTTTTCTTTTTCTTTTTTGGTTTTTTCATTTTACCACCCATAGGAATTTCGTAATCAAATACATCATCGTCATAGTCGCTTAGTCCTGGTTTTTGTCCGGGTCTAAAAGGAGTTAATAGTTTAGGAAAATCTTCTTCACTATAAATTGGTCCACCGTTTTCAAAACCACGTCTCATTGCTTCTTTAACTGCTTCACCAAAAGTATATCCTTCTACATCCATTAAATATTTAACTAGTTTAGAAGCTTCTGATTCTTTATAATCATCTACGCTTCCACCGTCAGCCCAACCCCAACCACCGTCTTGTCTACCTGTACTCATCGAACCTGCAGAGGTTGCTTGCCTTGAACCACCACCCATTCCTGCAGCTTGTGCTCCTGATACTCCTGCTGAAGCAATTCCGCCTCCACCACCTTGTGTAGTTGTAGAAGATAAACCAGCTAGATTAGCTGCAGCTTGTCTTTCTTGTTCTAATTTAGCTAACTCTATTTGGTTAGCTATATCAATAGCCTCTTGAATCTTTTTTTGTTTTTCAACATCTTGTCTATCAAAAAATGATTTAAATAAACCAGGATTTTTTATTAATGCACTAGGACTAACTTTATCAAACAGTCCTGGATATGTCGCTTCTTCTCCTTCTCCAAAAACTTTATCTAACAATCCTGAAAGTCCAAAACTAGATCCTAAATTCTGAATATTTTTACCTTCAAGGTCTTGATACAAACCCGTTCCAAGATTTTTAAAACCTGTTACAGTTTTACCATCTATATTAAATTCTTTAGCTGTGCTCATATCTAAATTTCCAAACGCACCGCCACCTTGAGGTCCGTCGCCACCACCACTTTGATATTGATTTATGTTTTGATTTATAATGTTTGGAATACCAGGCGTGGGTGTAGGTGTGGGCGTAGGAGTTGGTGTTGTAGGTGTTTGACTAAAATCAAACAAATCTAAATACTGTTGTTGTGTGTATCTACTTTGTAAAGTTGGATTAGAATTATATGTATCTATTAAATTTTGTCTTTGTGCCATTAGTAATAAGTTCTCTCTGTTCTTGGTAATGAATTATCCTTTTCATCTTCTGGGTGAGATACAAATCCACCCTGACGGAATCTCATTACCGCTTGTGTCATACTGTCCACCAAATCATCGTGATCTCCATACGGAAATGATGCACACTCTTCAATTACCTCTTCGGCAAACTTATGATCTGGAGCCCAAATTTGACCTGACTCAAATAACGGAGCTACAGAGTTAACCCTAGCGTGTTTGTCGTTTCCTTTACTAGGTGTGTAATTTATAACAGGAATACCCATTTTTCTCAACTCATAAGTTAATGGTAAACCAGAAGCTTTACTTTCCACGATCACCGTTTCAGGATTCCAATATCTATATTGTTCTAGTGCTGTTTTACGTAATTCAGGAAACTCTAAACGTTCTTTTAATGCATCTAATAATATTAAATTAGGCGGACTATCGTCGTTTGGACGAAACACACCCCACGTTGTAATAGCAGAATAGTCAGCTGATTCTTTTTTTAAAAATGCAGTATCATAACTTTGAATGATATGTTGTAGTGGTGGTATGTGATCCTTCTCCCAAGTCTTCCACCATTCTCTTTTGATTAACGATCCTTCTTCCGCTGTTGGATTTTGCATCCATTGTGCATTCCATTTACCAATAGAAATAGAAGCTTTAACACCTTCTAGTTCTTCTTTCTTCCAATACTCAGGCCAAACAGGTTTGTTGCTTGGAAGTATTGCAGGAAATTCTATAATTTCCCATTTGTCAGATTTTAATTCTTTTTGTGATTTAAGTAACATACCAGTCAAGTCTTTCATATTCCATCTCGTCATTACAACGACGATTGCTCCACCTGGTTGTAAACGTTGTCTTGGTCCTGATGTATACCATTCGTAAGCTCGCTCTAACGCAGTTACATTCATTGCGTCTTGTTCAGAGTGTGGGTCATCGATAATTAGTAAGTCCGCTCCACGGCCCGTGATTGCCGATCCGACACCGGCTGCGTAGTATTC